TCATTGTTGGGGGTTGTATTTGCAAAAGCTCCTGCGCTGGCCATCGGGAGCATGTTGCCGTTGATGAGGTACAGATCGCCGCCTTCCTCTGTGGGGATGCGATCCAGATTCTCCAGCTCACGAATGTCGTTTGCGCTCATCCAGCCATTCTGTCTGGCGATGGCGTAACCGTTCATTCTGCTCTGGTAATCACCACGCAGCAGACCTTCCAAGTTGAACTTGACGAAGTATTCTGCTTTTTCATCCTGCAGGAGCAGTGAGCGCATGAACGCTTGCTCCCAGCGGATGACCCACGGGTCGAGGGTGTATTTCACGAATTCCAGCGACTGCTGCTCAATATTAGAAAAGCTCGACTTCTCCAAGTCACCGACCATGTGAGGCGGAACACGGAAAATTCGAGCAATTTCGTTGATTTGGAATTTGCGGGTTTCAAGGAACTGCGCCTGTTCGGGGCTGATCCCGATAGGCGTGTATTTCATTCCTTCCTCCAGCACCGCAATCTTATTGGCGTTACCGCTGCCGCCGAAGGTGGATTGCCAGCTTTCGCGCACACGCTGCGGGTCTTTGATGGTGCCAGGATGCTCCAGCACACCGCCCGGTGCAGCACCGTTGGCAAAGAACTTTGCGCCATATTCCTCGCAGGCGATTGCCATGCCGATGGCGTTCTTTGCCATTGCGATCGGTGAGTATCCGACGAGGCCGTCGAAACCAAGGCCGGGGATATGCAGCACATCGCTGGGCTTCAGCGTGACTGTCGATCCCTTCATGGTGGCTGCTTCATCGTTTGATCGCTGGTAGGTGTAATACAGCTGACCTTTATCGTCTCTGTCCACCGTCATCTTGTTTGGCATGAGCGGGTACAGGGCGATGACCTCACCTTTGCCGTTGCGAATGATCTGCGCGTATGCGTTACCCCAGAGGAGCAGATGAGTCATAAGGGTTTCTCTGAACACAAACGAACTCATTTCGGGGTTCGGCTCATCGTGAAGCAGTAGGTACAGCGGGTGGTCGATGGCTTTTTCCTTGCCACCATTCTTTGTGTACCTATATACATGTAGCGGTAGTCCTGCGATGGCCTCGGCCAGTATTCTGACGCAGGAGTACACCGCTGTCATTTGCATAGCCGATCGCTCTGTGACGGTCTTGCCTGCAGTGGTGCCGCCCATGTAGAAGGTGTATCCGCTGCCTGCGGTTCTGTTTTGGGGCTTATCTCTCGATCGGAATAGTCCAGAGAACATTCCCATTTGTAAATCACGCTCCTTTTCATATAAACAAAATGCCCCGGTCATCGTAGACCGAAGCACCATTGCCTTGATGTCGAATCGCTCTGTCCAGCGCCATGATCGTGGCAACCGCGCCGTCGATTCGTTCTGTGGATTTTTCTTTGTCGGGCTTGATGTTACCTGCGGGATCTGTGCGGACATAGATGTTATCCATCATCCACCGCAGCGGCGCATTGCCGCCATGTGCGATCCTGCCCTCCAGCACCAGCTTCATCAGCTCCTTGGTGGGAGGCGACATATCCTTAAAGCCCTGTCCGAAAGGTACGATGGTAAAACCTGCGCCTTCAAGATTCTGGCTCATCTGTACCGCGCCCCATCGGTCATAGGCGATTTCGCGGATGTTATATTTCTTACCGAGTTCTTCGATGAAGTCCTCGATGTATCCGTAGTGAATTACATTTCCCTCCGTGGTCATAATCGACCCTTGCTTTTCCCACACATCGTATGGTACATGATCGCGCCGTACCCGAAGCGCCAGCGTATCCTCTGGTACCCAGAAGTATGGGAGAATGACATATTTCTCATCGTCGCTGCGTGGCGGGAAGACCAACACGAAAGCGGTGATGTCCGTACTGCTGGAAAGGTCGAGGCCTGCGTAGCACTCGCGGCCGATCAGCGCATCGGGATCCACTACACTGTCGCATTTGTCCCATGCGTCCATCGGCATCCAGCGTACCGACTGCTTGACCCACTGATTGAGTCGCAGCTGTCGGAACAGGTTTTCCTCGGCGGGGTTTTCCTTGGCACTGTTGTATGCTGCTCGGAGCTTATCTACATCCACCGTCACATCCAGCGACGGATTGGCCTTGTACCATACCTGCTCATCCGACCAGTCATCGTCATCGTCGATGCCGTATATGACTGGATAGAAAGTCGGGTCGTGTTTGCGGCCTGCCATGATGTCCTTTGCCTTCTGGTGTATCTCCCAGCAGATGCTGTTACGATCGGTGCCTGCTGTGGTGATCAAAAAGAAAAGTGGCTGCTTTCGTGCGTCGCCAGAGCCGTGGGTCATAACATCGTACAGCAGTCTGTTTGGCTGGGCGTGAAGCTCATCGAACACAACACCATGGACATTCAGACCGTGTTTGGTGTAACTTTCTGCCGATAGCACTTGGTAGAAGCTGTTGAGCGGGGTGTACACCAGTCGCTTCTGGGATAGCACCGGCTTGATGCGTTTCTTCAGTGCGGGACACTGCTCCACCATCTGACATGCCACATCGAAAACGATGGACGCCTGCTGCCGGTCTGCCGCACAGCCGTAAACCTCCGCGCCCCATTCGCCGTCGCCAGCCAACAAATAAAGAGCGATCGCTGCTGCGAGTTCGCTCTTGCCTTGCTTCTTTGGGATTTCAACATACGCCGTGTTGTATTGCCGGTATCCGTTAGGCTTCACGGTACCAAACACATCACGGACGATGGTTTCCTGCCACGGGAGCAGTTCAAAGTTCTTGCCATGCCATTCGCCCTTGGTATGCTTCAGTGCGTTTATGAACGCCACCGCTCTGTCTGCGAGGGAGGGATTGGTAATGATTTTCTTTTCGGGTACTATGATCTGTCCAGTGTCCACTGATTTCCTCCTCGCTGCAAAAAACGACAGCGCCCACGCGCTGCCGCCGTTATCTTGTTATCTGCGTTTTCGTTTTAGTGTGACCTCCTCACCGATGATCTCCAGCGCTTCCTCGTAGCTCTGCGCTTCGAAGACCCTGTCGCGTAAGTTGTTGTAGTCGATGATCCTGCGCTGCTGCCGCATGACCTTGCTGACCGCAGCAAGTATCCAGTAGATGTTACCGCTTTGACCGTAGGGGTCGTACTCAACGATTGGCTTAACCTTTTTCATGCTGACCCTCCTTAGTATTCGCTGGCGTACAGGATGGTGGTTACCTTCGGGTTTGCCAGCGCGTCATCGGTGATGGCATATACGCGACCGCGAGAAGTGTTGTATGCGCCAAGGATTCTGCCGCCGTCTTGCAGCGCGTGTTTATTTGCGAAGTGGTCGTCGCTGCAGAGGTCGCCCCAGTCGTTGCACACGAAGCGGTGGATGATCGAGCCGATCTCACATGCGAAGCTCTGATCGTTGTCCATGTCAGCGGCGATGCCTGCTGTCATGTAGAATTCGATTTTCTTTTCCATATCTGCGCCCTCCTTACCAGTTTTCGCCGTGGAGGATGATCTCCACGGCCAGCTGCGCGTCGGGATCGCTGGGCTTGATATCCCAGCCGCGATCGTAGTTGCATACGATTTCGCCGCTGCGCTTGATCATCAGCTTGCTGATCCTGCCGCCGTCGATGCCCCATTCGGAGCCTTCATCGAACTGCTTCATCCAGTAATGGAAGATGCTGTTGTTAACCTTGATGCTGCCTTCTTTCCACATGTCCGTTACCTCCTTACCACTCGAAGCCTGCGAAGGTTGCGATCTCACGCGCTGCGTTCATCGCTCTCTTGGGACTGGTGTAGTCGCGGATGAACTTCGGATCGTCGCGGCCGTTGCGTCTTACCGCTGCCAGCACCGCCGTTCCGCAGAGCATCATGCGAATTTCAAGTGTGTCCTGCTGCTTGCCATGCCATGCGACCTCAACCTCGCGTGTCCACTCTCTGTGGTACACGGTGTTCTGTGTGTCGGTGGTCTTGGCTGCTTCGGTGAAGCCGTTCTTCTCGATCAGCTCCATGAAGTCTTTCTGTGCTTTTTCTATGGTCATTGCTGTTGCCTCCTTGTTATTTGGTAGGACAATTAAGCCAGAAAGAAGGGGTAAAGTCCAGACAAAAGAACGAGAATTAGCATTTAAGTCACAACTATTTTCTGACCGTTGCGTATGACCTCCACCTGCGTTGCGCCGGTGAATTTCATATATCGCTTGACGATCACATCGGCATACTTGGGATCCAGCTCCATGGTGTAGCAACGCCTGCCGAGCTGCTGGCATGTGATCAGCGTACTGCCGCTGCCGCCGAAGGTGTCGAGGACGATGTCACCCTGTCGGCTGCTGTTCTTCACCAGTCTGGCAAGCAGCTTCAGCGGCTTCATCGTCGGGTGATCATCGTTACGAGCGGGTTTATCTTCATTGAGGATGGTGGTGGATACTTTGTCGCTGAAAATATCGCGGAGCAGCTGCCGCATCTCATCCTTCTTCAGCTTATTGATGTCGATGCGCTTATCTTCTATGACGGTGGCCTGTGTCCGATCGTCCACGAAGTAATGCGCCGCGCCGTCCGTCCAGCCGTAGATACACGCTTCGTGCTTCCATTGGTAATCTTGATGTCCCATGGTGAAGCTGTTCTTATTCCAGATCAGCATCTGGCGCACTTTGCCGAGTGCTGCGCTGCAGCTCCTGCGGAACGCACCGCCTTCGGTTTCCGCATGCCAAATATAAAACGGTGCGCCTGCTTTCATTACTGCATGCATCTGTTTGAACGCTGCGGTCAGAAAATCAACGAACTGTTCCTCTGGCATGTTGTCGTTCTGGATGGTCTTGCCGTTGCTGCCTTCGTATGCGACATTGTAAGGTGGGTCGGTAATGCAGAGGTCTGCGACCGCTCCGTCCATGAGCGCCGCCACATCTTCTGCTTTGGTGCTGTCGCCGCAGTACAGGACATGGTTACCCAGCAACCAGCGATCTCCGGGTTGGGTGATCGGCGGCTGCTCCTGCGGTGCGACGGCGGGAGGTTCGTCTTCCACGATCTCCGACTGGTCATCGAACATATCGCTCATCTCCGACACATCGAAGCCGGTGAGTGTTGCGTCGAAGCCGCTTTCGTCCAAGTCCTTTAACAGGGCGGTCAACAGCGGCATATCCCAATCGCCGCTGATCTTGTTCAGCGCCACATTGAGAGCTTTTTCTTTCTGTTCATCGATGTCCAGAACCACGCAGTCGACCTCGGTGTATCCGAGATGCTGCAGCACCTTGAGCCGCTGGTGGCCACCAACGACGATGCCGGTGCGCTGATTCCAGATGATCGGTTCTACATAACCGAATTCTTCCACGCTGCGTTTCAGCTTTTCGAATTCGGGATCTCCCGGCTGCAGGTCTTTTCTCGGATTGTATTTTGCGGGGAGCAGCCTGTCCACGCTGATCTTCCGTATCTCCATCACACAAGACCCCATTCCGCGAAGCACTCAAACCCACCGATGGCGCGGATGTACTCACGAGCGATCTTCACGATCTCCGAGTACGGTCTGCCGTCGATGGTGTCATCTCCGATGGCGCAGCACAGTTCCACGGGTACGCCGTATTCCTGCGCCTTGAGCCAAGCGTAAATGTTCACGGATACATCAGCCTTGGATAAGTCCTTGCCATGAAGCCCGCCGCCTGTGACGGAGTCTGCCATATCCGATCCCAGCTTGCGGTTGGTTGCGCCGCT